TTATGCATCCACATCAATGCTGACGCCGGATTTCATTTCAACTGTAATGTGGTCATCCCAGATGGTGATCTGCTTGATCCAGCGTCGCACCAGCGCTTCATCGAATTCAGTAAGGAGGGCGGTCTGCTGTGAGATGTAATCCTGCAGGTCATTGATTCGCTTTATCTGTTCGTCCCTTGCGGCGGTATCGACGGTTGTTTTCTGGCGAAGTTCTCGGAGTCTGAAGATCTCATCCGCTATTTCATCGTAGTCTTCTTTGCTATTGGCTTTCTGAATGAGATCCTGTTGCAGGGTCATCAGTTTTTCGTCAATGCTGTCTATGGCAGTTGCCTGTGAAGCTCGGATGACTGCGGCAATGTTAAGCTGGAGCTGCGCCTGATAGTTACTTTTGTCGCCGAGCATTTGATTGATAGCTTTGACAACGGCGTCTTGAAGGACCAGTTCGTTAATGGTGCGAGCGTGGCATTCCAAACCTGTGGACTCCAGCCTACTGATGCAGCGCCAAACAATAGACTTGACGCCTCGGTTGTTCCAGTGGAGCCTTCGGAACATTTCACCGCATTCTCCGCAGATGACGATTTGGGAGAAGCAGTGGTTGCAACTGTAGCTTCGTTTTTTGCCGTTGGCACTGGTTTTTACCACGCGCCTGCGGACCAGTTCTTCCTGTACCTGTAGGTAAATGTCTTTCGGAATAATAGCTTTGTGGTCGCCTTCTACATAGTATTGTGGAACAAGCCCGTTATTTTTAACTCTGGTCTTGTTTAGAAAGTCTGTAGTGTAGGTCTTTTGGAGCAGGGCATCACCGATGTACTTCTCGTTACGGAGAATTTTGTTGATGGTGCTTGTGTGCCACCTTTTCCCTCCGGCACCGGTAAGGATACCGTCACGCTCCAGACCGGCGGCAATCCTGTCCATACTGAGACCTTCTAAATATTCTCGATAAATACGCTTTACAGTTTCAGCCTGTTCTGGATCAATGACTAAATTCCCATCTGCGTCCTTTGTATAGCCAAGGAAGCGATTGTGGTTGATTTGCACCTTGCCTTGCTGGTAGCGATATTGTAAGCCCATTTTGACATTCTGACTTAAGGACTGCGATTCCTGCTGGGCCAGAGAAGCCATGATGGTGATAAGGACTTCGCCTTTGGCGTCCATTGTGTTAATAGACCCTTTCTCGAATAAAACTGGGATGTTCATATCCTTGAGCTGCCTTATATATTTTAGGCAGTCCAATGTGTTTCTGGCAAAGCGGCTGATGGACTTGGTGATAATCATATCGATGTTACCAGCGTTGCAGTCATCAATCATACGATTGAATTCTTCACGCTTCTTGGTGTTGGTGCCGGAGATACCGTCATCAGCATAGATTCCGGCAAATTCCCAATCTGGATTCTTTTGAATATATTCGGTGTAGTGCTCGACCTGAGCTTCATAACTTGTCGTCTGCTCATCGCTGTCTGTACTGACGCGGCAGTACGCTGCGACTCGGAGCTTTGGCTTTTGGCACATCTTCATAGAGGAGTTTAACGGCTTCAAAGTCACCAGAGCGTACCAGTGAGCGTGCTTCTGCAAGATCTGACAGGTGGTTTTGTGGTAGATTTTGCAGTTGAATATTACGACCGGAAAATCTTCCAGTACGGTTGGCTCCATAAAATTGGAACATACCACGGGCACGACCATCGGCACATACGGTCTTTTCCATTGCCTGATATTTACGAACGGAAGATTTGGCTAACTGCTGCCTTAAAGTTAGAACTTGTGCAAGCTTTGGCGGAGCAGTCTTTAAGAGATCTGTGACAGCTTTCTTACCCAGAGTATCTGTTTCCAGTCCATTAGCAGAAAGCCAGGCCTTCATCTGCTGAACGGAGTTTGGATTTTCCAGCTCCGTGATTGCTTTCATAGTATCTGTCAGTTCTTTTCGTGAGCGAGTATCCATCTCGATGGCAGCAGCGACAAGATCCATATCCAAGTGGACGCCACGATCATTGATTTCTTGGTCGAGATGATATTCCTCCCAAACCTGAGTTGGAACCGGGAACTTTGCGAGTCTCTGCTGGATGCCCATTTCCGTTTCTACATCACGGATGTTATATTTCTTGAACATGGCCCATTTGTCTGGAGCGTGGAAAGGGCTGTTACGTGTGCGTTGACCATTGGCTTTGGTAGGAGCACAAGGCTGGCAGAAGTATTTGATGAGATCTTTACCTTCTGAGAGTTTTTGCTTTTCAAGTCCCAGAACAGCGCCGACACCCTCCAAAGAGAGAGGAAGCCCCATCGTGGCGGACCATATCATAGAGCAACGCCAGCTTTCCGGGTTCAGATATTCTCCGGTCGGGTAACCTAAGAAACGAGAAAGACAGATGCGTTCAAAGGAAGCGTTGAAGGCCCACTTGATGACACATTCATCCTCTAGGGCAAGAAGGATCTCTTTTGGAATCTGTTCTCCGCAGGCAAGATCGATGACTTGAACAGGCTGGCTATCTATACTGTAGGCAAAGAGTAAGATTTCAAAATCAGGTGATTCTACATAGCGATATACTCCAGTTTTCTGAAGTGGCACATCACTGTAGGTTTCAATATCGATACTAAGTGTTTTCATGAGATTGTCCTTTCTACAAAACAGGCAGCAGAAAAATCCCTGCCGCCTGCCTTGTTACTGTTTATCTTTATTGGATTTATATTTATTGATGTCACGACGAATGTGGTATACCGCATAACGAACAAGGTAAAAATGATTTTTCCTACGTTGTAGATGATGAAGCCATATACAGCCGCAAAAAAGGTATAGGCGATGACATTAGCAATAAATAGATTTAAGATTTCTGCAAATTCATTCATAGGTTGTCTCCTTTTGTCAGAAAATGTGCTGGCGGCAATGAGCCTACCGCCAGCAGGTTGATAGATTACTTAAAGTCTTTCATGCGTTTTTCGTGGCATTCGAGGTCGCACTTGTCTTTTCCTGCTCACGCTTTTCACGTTTATGGTCGTTGATGATACTCTGAATCATAGAGATTGCAGTAGTAAGACCGACGCAAGCGAAGCAGCCGATACAGATGTTTACAAGAATTGTGCTAATCATGATTGTCTCCATAGTTTGTTACCTCCATTAGTTAAGGAAATCATCGTCGTCATCAGTTGCAAAGTCAGATTCAGCAGATGCCTTACCACCAAGAGGCTCGCCATCACGAATCTTCTGCAGATTGTTAAGGCCGCAGGCGATGCCTTTATTGCCGGAGCTGTTGAAAGCGTAGAAACTGATGCTGGCACGACCGTATACTCCTGAGTAAACCTCAGAACGGGTGAGGATAGGATTGCGGTCTGCATCTACGATACCCGGTGCAGAGGTTGCATTTGCATTTACAAAGTAGCTGCCAGCGTATGCCGGATCGTCCGGTCTTTCAAGATCTCCGTCACGAAGAGGTGTTTTAAGTACGGAAAGAGCAGGTACGGACTTACCATTGCCCTTGAGCTTTGCTTCGCCTTCACGGTATGCAGCCTCGATAGCAGCTTCAATCTTTGCAACAGTCTTTGTGTCGGATTTCGGGATAATCAGGCTGACACTATATTTCGGAGTGCCACCGTTGATGGACTTAGGTTCCCAGACGTTAGCGTAGCTCCAGCGTGTGTTAGGACCAGTGATAACCTTCATTGAATTTGTCATTTTTACATTTTTACTCATTGTCATATTCCTCCATAAAATCATTTTTTGCTGTGTTCATTGCCGGGCGTTTATCGCTTTCCGGCACAAGAGTAGGTTTGCCTTGTGGCTTTTCAATATAGGCTGCAAGGAGTTCCTCGAAGCGAGATTTGCCGAGTAGCTTCTGCATAGCAGTGATACCAAGTAGCTTCTTTTCATAAGGGTCAAAACCAGCGGCTTCGACAGCCTTTGATACAGCGTCTTCGTTGGTATATCTGCGGTTGGAGCGACCCTCGACCAGTTTCCAGCCTGTCCATTCTTTACCGCTGATTGCCTGCTGAAGTGCATACTCCTTGATGTCGTTGGACCAAGAGACCAGTTCATCGACACGGGAAAGGATAACTTCGATTTCCGAATCTTCCAGCAGAGGTGGTAGTTTGAAATCGTGCTGTGCGAGTAGAAGATTGGCTTCCGCTCTGGCCCTGCATTCATGCTTTGCCTTGCAGAATCCGCACCATTCACCGCACAGGAAATTTCCATCACCGGCGAAGGCGAGGTCAGCGGTAGGTTTCAGAACTTCATCGGCCCACTGATACAGGTCATCCTTGCTGACCTCATAGGTAGAAACGTTCTGACGTCTGGGCTGGTAGATGGTCATGCTGACCGTATCGATGTCATAAATATCATCGAAAAGTTCCAGAGCGCCAAGAGCGTAGCATTTCATCTGTGGATTGTCTTCAGCGGAAACAAGGATTCCAAGACCGTGTTTGTAGTCAATCACATGCATAGTTCCATCGCTGATGAGAATAGCATCTGAGGTTCCGAAGCCTTGTTCTACCCAACAGGAGAAGTCCACTCGTTGTTCAATCAGAACAACTGGATCGGAGCAGGTCTGCTTGGCATCTTCCAAAAGCTCCATAATAAAGCTGGCGTACCCGGTGGCACAATCTTCCATTTCGGCGTTGTACCAGTCGAGACGTTTGGTTGGATCAGTAGCTTCCATGCCGAGAGCTTTACGGAGCTTGTACTCACAAAGAGCGTGTGCGTCGGTACCTTCTGCAGCATAATCACTACCTTTATCCTCATAGCTTTCGCAAAGCCTTGCTGACGGTGGGCAGTGAAGCCATCTGTCAGAAGAGGATGCGGAGAGGAGTGCATGTCCTTTAGGCGGCATATTAGAGCACCTCCGCTTCCCTGAGCAGGGCTTCATAATGTTTTGGATCTACGAGTGACAGCTTGCTTGCACCATATTTTTTAAGAAGTTCTCGAATCTCAGCCGTATGTCCAGCACGAGATTTGTCAGCCAGAACAGCTCGAACCTCCTCAAGGGTCAGTGCAGGTTTTGATTTTTCCTCTGTAGTAGCAGCAATATTTTCTCTTTGCTGCTGAGCGTCGGATGAAAACTGATGTGCGAGCCAGTCTACTGCATCGTTAATAGCAGCGGCAGCATTTCTCAGTTCTTCGATAGTCATAGCCATATCGTTCATTTTTGACATTTGTTGTTCCTCCTTTCTCGGATTGCCTCTGTGCGGCGATGAGTCTAAGATTCTTCGCTATTCTTGCGGATACCTGACTGATTGCTGTGAGGGTAGCAATTATTTCTGTGTCAGTGCCGCTTCTGTTGTGAAAGGTCTGATTCACTGTGTTCACCTCGCTTTCTGTAGGTCGCTTTGTTTCGCCTTACACTACTCAATGGAGGTGAGATGGCCGCTTGGCCGAAAAATTATAAAAAGTTTTTTGAAAAGAAAAATCGTCCCCTGAAAAATCAGAGGACGACCTTTCATATTAGATGTAGTCCTTAAGATCGGAGCGGAGTTTCTTGAACAGTTTGTCCCTGCGATACACGAATGTATTACGAGAGAGGCCCATTTCTTTGCCGCAGTCACGTTCCGATTTTCCTTCCATAATAAGCTGGCAGATAAGACGACCTTCCGGGTCCAGCTCGTTCAGCTTTGCATAGAGGGCACGAAGAAGTTCTGCGTCCTCCATTAATTCAGCGATAGCTGCGGATTCATCCGGCATGTCATCAAGCCAGCTCTTTTCATTTCCTTCACCGTCGCTTACGGTATTATCGAGAGAAACCTGGTCGCCAGCCTTGGCATACGGACAGGTCATACAGTCCATGTCGCATAAATAGCGTTTGCTTGCAGGGCAGACACAACGGCCATGATCCTGCTGACGCTTGCGATAGGAATTGATGTCACGATAGTAGTTCGTGTAGAACTCCTTGTTAACATCCACCCAGCTCTTAGATTCCTTGATGTAGATACGATACTGTTTACTTTGATTGTCTTTGATTGCCATTTGATTTTCTCCTTTCGGCATTTGAACCGAAGCGGAGATAACCGATATGGCTGCCAGTGTTTTTCATAAGATGGTCACCTCATGCGGATAACTCCGCTTCTTTCCGGTGACCAGCCGTTCGTAAGCTGGCACTCTATTGATAATGTTCTCTTGTTCATCAACTACGAACACACCACGTGGCCACGAAGATGGTGAGTTGATGGTCAAGTCAGACAGTTTAATGTCATATCTGGGACTAGTGTTTTAACGCTGCGAATGCTAAAGAATTTATTTGCGTTCGTAAATTATTTATGAACGATAGCTCGCAGAAGATTGAAAAACGTAAAATTTTGTGTTATACTTTTATAAGACTTTACACCTTGTCGTTAAGTATGAATCCAGTATAGGGAATTTCAATTTTTGAGGTTTGACCGTGATTGACCATGGTTTGACCTAAAAGGTCAAAGGAGGTATGGCGTAGTGTATTTTCATGAGATAGCTGAAGAATTGAAGATATATATGGCACCATCTGAGCGTGGTGGTATTTTCGTCGTGCAGCTTATTGGAGACACATTGCGTGCCCCGATGACTGAAGAGGAAGAAAAAATGGCCTTGGATGATAAGTTCAATCCATTGGCTAATGGAATGTCCTTAAACATGCAAGACCAAATTTTTGAAGGGAAAAAGTTTATATCAAGGAACAGAGCTGGGCTTATTTGTAGTAGATATGATGGGTCTGATTTTGCAGAGGAAATCGATAATCTCTATGATGCAGATAAGGACCATTTGCAAACGTTCTTAGCAAAAAAAGGTATTTTGGTTGCAATAGAGGAACTCGGATCTGCAATGCAAGATATAATGAGTCAAATTTTTCATGGGTTATCGAAGGGTATTCATGATGTGGATATTTGTCTTACAATCCATGAACCAAAACCCAGCATTAAAAATCTTGCGGAGAATCGCATTTACTTTGATGATGGAAAACTGGTTATTGATGGTGAGACAATTGAGTTACCTATTCAATTGGACGAATCTCAAATATACGAGTTCGAATCCGGTTATATATCTGCACTATGTGATGCTTACGCTGAAGCGTTATCTAGAGATGAAGTTACTGTTGACGATATTCCTAATCTTCCGCGAAAATATCAAATTAACTTCTATGATCAGAGAAAAGCATACTTGAGTGCTGAGAGCATTCAACGTTCTATTAGCGAAGTGTATGAAGATGGTGAGAACCAATTCGATATACTAAAAGAAGATGCCTTTGGAGGAATTAAAACCACATATTATGATGAGTATGACAATGGATATAGAAGATTGTTGGAAGTATTAAAAAAGATTTCTGATATTCAACTCACAAAATCAAAATTAATGCTTATCAAGAATCTAATTGGAAATTTAGAAAGGCTCGGAATAGTTCATATACTGGTGAATGATGAGACGATTAAATCGTGGGTAGATCCATATGAAGAATAAAGTGTTTAATACTACTTTTGAAAATATGCTCCGCATTTTGGTTCTGATGAGTGTTCTTGCTGAGCCAGTGAATTCAGATAGGTTGACTGCATTAGACTTTATTTGCATTTATGGAAAGAAATGCAAAGTACTTGATAAGAATCTGCATGGAGATAATGAATTCGGGTTTGCCGAATTTACAAATAAAAGAGAAAAAATAACCGAGGCAATAAAGCTCTCGGTTAAAGATGATTATGTAATTGTAGGTAAGAGTGCCGAAGGATTAGTTTATTCTCTTAATGAAAGAGGTAGAGAAATCGTTACTAATATTCAATCATCATATAGTAAGGCTTATGCAATTGGAGCAAGAATTGTTTATAGAAAATTTGCAAATTATACAGACGAAGCAGTTCTAAAGTACATAAGTAAATTGGCTACAGAATCGAAGGAGGTATGAGGATGCAGTCTTTTAGAATAAAACAGCTCCGAGTATCTGGAGCCGGAAAGATAGACGGAGTTATTGAATTTGATGATGGATTAAATATTATTCAGGGAAGGTCAAATACCGGTAAGACCTGGATATTAAAGTGCATTTATTACTTGTTTAGTTCGGATAAAAATCCATTCTCGCCATTAACTGGATATTCTGATATTGAAGGAGTGTTTTATACAAAACGATATGGCGATATTATGATAAAGCGTAGGTTGAATGACAATCAAGCTGAAGTTATATGTGAGCATCCAGATGTGGTGAATGGAATATATGAAACAAATTATAAGGGAAAAGGACCGTTATATTTAAATGATTTGTGGTTAAGAATTATCGGCCTTAATGAAACTATTAATGTTCCTAAGAGTGCTAGATATGCCCGTGAACGGATTTCTTGGACCAATATTGCTAATGTATTCTTTGCTGATGAGGACGAGATTGATAAATCGGGTTCTTTGATAATAAAGGACTTTAATTACGAAACTGCATTGATATCATCTTTATATTTCTTGTTGACAGGCGATTATAAAGAAGGAGTAGAAGAAATCCTTAAGCCTGAGGTGGCAAATGAAAAAAAGAAAGCGGTTGTTGCTTATATAGAGGAACAAGTTTCCGCTTTGTCAGATAAAAAAGTGAACTATATAATGCAATTAGAGAAACTTGCTGATGTGGATGTTGATAAACAGATGCAGGAATTAACAGAAGGTATTTCTACACTGCAACAAGAAATGTCAGAGTTGGTAGAAGATAATGCTACGGTTATAAGACAAATCTCTGAATATCAGCAAGAAGATGCTAATTGCAAAGTCCTGATTGATAGATATAAGTCTTTGACCAGCCAGTATAAAGCAGATTTGCAACGTCTTGATTTTATTTCAAAAGGTGAAAAGGCTGTAAAAGGACTTCCTAAAAATGATATCTGCCCATTTTGTGGTGGACCAATTGATAATCATGACGAAAGTTATGATTCCGCTATCCAAGCAGAAACAAAGAGAATCGTTTCTGAGTTAGCGGTTATTGCTGCAACAGAAAATAATGTTCGAGAAGAACAAAATGTCCTCAATAAGAATATATCAGAGCTAACAAAACGCCGAGCCGAAATCTCGGAAGCTATTGCTGAAAAGACATTGAATATAAATGACTATAGAACGGATCTTCAGCGTTATAGGGATTATACAAAACTACAGTCTGGTATTGATTTTGTAAATGAGCAATTACAGGTTCTCGGTCAGAAGAAGGTATCTGAATTACAAAAGAAAAAGAATCCTCCATTGTATCATGCTAAGAAGGAATTTGAAGAGTTAGTTGGTACTGGGTTTAATGAATTGCTTAACAAGATACTTAAAGAATGCAACTATCGTGCAGGCTATGCAAGCTGGGATTTTAAGACATTTGATATATTGATGGATGGAGTGTCAAAAGAGGAAGATCAAGGAAAAGGTTATCGTTCTTTTTTGAATTCGGTCATCGCATTAATGCTTTATGAATACTTCAATTCAGATGATGTTTTTATCAAACCGGGTATATTGATGATTGACACGCCCCTTCTAGGCTTTGATGAAAATGAAGATGGCACTCAAGGAGCAACATTAAAAAACGGATTGTATCAGTATTTTATTAATCATAAAGGTAACGGACAAATAATTATAGTTGATAACTTGAATGTTATGCCTGATATCGATTTGCAGGCAGCAGGCGCAAAAGTAACTACTTATTATAAAGACGAAAAAGACGGCCACGTCTACGGATTTATGCCAAGCTGGAGGAAAGACCTCCCAAAGGAGACAGAATGAAGCTATCATACAAAAAGTTATGGGTAAAACTTGTAGAATTAGATATGAAGAAAACAGAGTTTGCTAAGAAGGCAGGAATTAGTTCTGCGTCTGTAGCAAAACTTGGTAAGGGTGCAAATATCACAACGGATGTTCTTTTGAAAATATGTGAGTATTTGAATTGTGATATCTCAGATATTGTTGAAGTTGTTCCAGATGAATCATCAGAGGAGGAAAACTAAAATGGCAGATAAAAATACAGCCGATATTGGATTTGAAAAACAAATATGGGATGCGGCCTGCGTGCTTCGTGGCAATATGGATGCATCAGAATATAAGAACGTTGTCCTGGGGTTGATTTTCTTGAAATATATCTCAGATAGATTTGACGATAAATATCAGGAACTTGTTGAAGAAGGCGACGGATTCGAGGAAGATATTGATGAATATACTTCTGAAGGTATCTTCTTTGTACCGGCTGGTGCACGTTGGAATGAGATCGCAAAAAAAGCACATACGCCAGAGATTGGTACAGTTATTGATGAGGCTATGCGTGCAATTGAAAAAGAAAATAAACGATTGAAAGACATTCTTCCTAAGAATTTCGCACGTCCAGAATTGGACAAACGAAGATTGGGAGATGTGGTAGATTTATTTACCAATATCCAGATGATCGAACACGGCAGTGAGAAAGATATTCTGGGACGCACTTACGAGTATTGCCTTTCTATGTTTGCTGAACAAGAAGGCAAACGTGGCGGCGAATTCTTTACACCATCCTGCGTAGTACGCACCTTGGTAGAAGTATTGAAACCTTTCAAGGGAAGAGTATATGATCCTTGCTGTGGCTCAGGCGGTATGTTTGTTCAGTCTGCAAAATTTGTTGAGAACCACAGCGGTAACATCAGTAACATTTCTATCTACGGTCAGGACTCAAACCCTACTACGTGGAAGATGGCACAGATGAACCTTGCTATTCGTGGAATTGAACCAGATCTCGGAGCCTATGCTGCAGATACGTTTCTAGATGATCGTCATCCAACACTGCGAGCAGATTATATTATGGCTAATCCTCCGTTTAACCTTTCCGATTGGGGATTGGATAAATTAAAAGAAGATCAGCGCTGGAAATATGGAACACCACCATCAGGAAACGCCAACTTTGCATGGCTTCAACACATGATTTTTCATCTTGCACCAGCAGGTCGTATTGGTATGGTATTAGCGAACGGTTCACTTTCTTCTCAGTCAGGTGGAGAGGGTGATATTCGTAAGAACATTATCAATGCCGATTTAGTTGAGTGCATTGTTGCAATGCCTACTCAGCTATTCTATACAACGCAGATTCCTGTTTCGCTCTGGTTTATCAATAAACAGAAGAAACAACCGGGAAAGACTTTATTTATTGACGCTCGTAAGATGGGAACGATGGTGAGCCGTAAGCTTCGAGAGTTGACAGATGGTGATATCAAGAAGATTGTAGATACCTATGAAGCTTTTGTTGATGGAACACTTGAAGATGTTAAAGGCTTCTGTGCCGTTGCTGATTTGCAGGAAATTGAAAAGCAAGACTTTATCCTTACTCCGGGCAGATATGTAGGTATTGAAGAACAAGAAGATGACGATGAGCCATTTGAAGAAAAGATGGATCGGTTAACATCTGAACTTGCGGAAATGTTTGCAAAGTCACATGAGCTGGAGGGAGAGATCAGGAAGAAGCTGGGGGCGATCGGATATGAGCTCAAGCAATGAAATAACGTATTGTTTGATTTTTGATACGAATGCTCTGTTTCAAGCATATGAAAAGAAAGCAGATTTCACAACGTTTAGCTTTAATTCAACATTTGAAAATGTAATTGATATGATTAATCAACTTGACATATATAATCAGGTAACCGTAGCAATTCCATCTGTTGTATGGAATGAAATGGAGAAGCAGATTATAGAAAAGCATGATGAATTGCTTTCAACTTATAAAAGTATGATATCAAAGAAGCGATTTCCTGAATATTCCATTCAAGAAAATCCGGACATAAACTATCCGGAATACATAAAAAATAAGCTTACGGAATACAAGAAAGAGATTTCAGTAGGATTGAATAAAGTTATA